GTGCAATCCTCTACTTTCTTATTATAGAGAGCCGCTTCGGCTTTTCTTCTTCTCTGTAATCCCGGCAATGTTTTACCCGCGGCTTTACAATACTGCTGCATTGCTGATGTAATCTGATTAATATTTCTTCCAACACACAGCTTTTTCACATTTCCCTGTCCCAGGTTAAAAGCAAAGCTGACCAGTGCATCAAACTGATTCTGGTTGAGCTGCTCTGTAAACGGAACATAAGACGGATTATTAATGTACTTTTCAAACTTTGCTATGTCCTGCTTTAAAAATGCATCTGCCTGTGCCTGTGAGATCTTCATCCCTTTATATACTCCGACAGTGTGACCGTACCCGATCGTCCACACACCTGCAGAACACTGATAGGCTGTAAGTCGGCAGCCCTCAAACTGTTTGATAAGATTCAGACCAGCCTGTCCAATTTTTCTATTTGCCATTAACTTCTACCTCGCTTTCTTTAATCTCTGTTTTGCTGTCTAACAATTTCTGTGTAATATCCAGTCCTGCAATTAAAAACTGTGGCACATTCACATTCATCTCTACCAAATTTTCCAAGATGCTCCGGATTTCATTTATCAAATATGTAGCAAGGGTAAACCATCCAAACAGCAGTACAAATTCAAGCTGCACGCCTATGACCTCGCCCATTGTTATAAAACAATTCGATATGAAAAAGGCAAGTCCGATCACCACCCAGTACCACACCTTTTTAAAGATGCCCTTTGCACCGATGGCGCTCGACTCATTCTTTTTATAGAATCTTGCCTTACAGTACCCGGTTGCATAGTCGATCACATTTAGGATCAGGAATCCGGCAAATAAAAACCAGTACTCGCCGAATAGTGCCGCCCCGATTGTTGCGATCAATCCATAGATCATGTTGATTTTGTCAAATTTCATAAAATTTTCCTCTCTTTCTGCCCGAAGGCTTGTTATTTAAAAGAGCCGGCTACACAACACGCGGTCATGTAATCGGCTCTTAGACTCTTGATTTTTTTAATTCTGCAATATCCTGCTGCATCAATTTAATCTGATCTCTCATCTCTGCATTTTCTTTTTCTAATATTTCCACACGGTTCCAAAGTTTCTGCACCATGTAAACAGTTAGAAAGATAAATTCCTGATACCGCAATGCGTAATCATAAATGATATTTCCATCTTCGTCTTTACATGGAATTTTTGAAGATTCTACAGGTGTTCCGTCATCATTATATTCCCGATAATCATACCGAATATCCTTACAAAATCCTGCAAACTCCTCTGCCGACATTCCAAGCTCATGCATGGCATCTTCGACATCCTGCGAGATAGCACCAATATGTACACGGTCGCCATCGTTAAAAATAAATGACTTCGGTTTTAATTTTAAAAACAGCTGCTCATACGCTTCCGTTAAATCGATAATATTATGTTTTTTTGTACGATCAGAGGTATTAATAGCGCCTGTTTTTGAAAAAACAGTTGTCCATAATTTATTTTTTGTTCCGCATGACATCTGGTTCGATACATTCGGACAAATGAATGCTCCAGATATATCTAATTGATACCCCGCTCCATGAAGAAACGTCGGAGTTGTATTATTCCCGACATGGCAGTTATTGTTCTTATTTAATCCCAGAATGTCAAGAATTGTTCCGTTTGTATGTGTTCCATGGATATATTTTCCAGATGCAATATCTAAACTTCCCGTTAACGTTCCGCCTGACAACGGAAGATATCCTTTTAATGCGTTGGCAACTGCTGTTATTCTGTTATCAAGCGTCGCATCTCCATTTGCAATGTTTTTTGATAATTTTGTCGTCACATTTTCGTCTCCGCTGATAAGATTCTGCATAATACCAGAATATATAGAATCAACTTCACTTTCTGTATAATATCGTTCATCATGCGTATGGCTGGATGGTGCGTATGTACTCGGTTTACCTGTCACGTCAGACCATGGGATTTTTCCGGTAAATGCAACTTCTTTCAGATCAGAAAACCACTTTACAATCTTTCCGAACAGAGTCGCATGGGATTCACTGCTTTTGAGATTTTCTCTTGCGGATGCTGCCGTAAATGCTGTGGTATTCTCTGCTGTATCTCCCCCGGTTGACACTGCGCCAACATCTTTTGCCGTAAGCACTACATTTCCACGACGAAAAGAATCTTCGTTGACACCTTTAATTCCAGTTACCGGAGTTCCGGCAAGCACGTCCCACTTTTCATCTGATGTTTTATAAATATTGGCACCGGCAGGAATTACATTCCCTGCTCCCTCTTTAAAGTCATCCGTGGTGGTAAATTCGTCTGAAATATTGAACATCCACCCTGTGCTAACATCCGCAAGTGCCGGAAGATCTGCAAATGCAACTGTTCCGTGTGGCTGCAATCCACCTTTAATAGCTTCGGATACATCTTTTGCCTGCTGATAGTAATACTTGGCATTGTCAGAATCCTCGCCCTCTCTGCTTCCTGTACCACCAACAGCATAACTCTGTGCCTTGGTTGCACTTTCTTCTGCAGATTCCGCTTTACCGATGATCTCCGCAGCCTTTTGAGTTGCAATATCTGCTTTTTCGGCTGCTGTATCAGCTGACTGACTGGCGGACGATGCTTTCTCCGTGGCTGTGGCGGATGATTCACTGGCGGATGTCTCACTGACTTTTGCGTTGCTTTCGGATGCCGCTGCCGCTGTAGCTGACTTCGCTGCCGCTGTCTCGGACGCCTTGGCATTGTCCTCTGATTTTTTTGCAGCTGTTTCACTGGCTTTTGCGGCATCCTCACTTGCTTTGGCATTGGCTTCAGACGTTGCTGCCGCTTTCTGGCTCAATTCGGCTTTTGCCGCCTCAACCTTAATCTTGGCAAGATAATTTGGTTCTAAATGCTTTTCCTCAATGCTTCCCTCTTTCACGATTGCCGACACCTTGCCGGATGAATCGATATAAAATGCCACTGTATCAGAATCAAGAAATTCATACTGCGTAATCAATGCTGACAGATCTATGTACTGTTTTGTTCCATCAATCAGCGTCAGGATAATCTGCTGTGTAGTTGAATTGTATGTGAAGTTGACAGCGATCTTCTCCATCTGTGTATCGATTGCAATCTTAGAACCGTTCTTTTTTGTGATCGTAATGATTCCGGTCGACTCCTCAAACGTCACATCCGCAACAAGCGTTGCCACCTCTGTCTTGGTTGCTTTCGTCGCATCCAATGTAACTACATTGTCGTCAATAATGCCGATAGCACTATCCATTTTGTTGAGGTTTCGTTCGTTCAACGGAGTCTCATCGCTTGGGTAATTCTCCCAGTTGATAGGTACGTGTGCTTTATTCATGTTCCTTGTCCTCCTTTTCCATGTCTTTCTCCATCTGTTCCCGTTCGGCAATCACATTTCTATTTGCTTCTGATTCGATCTGATGCAAAATATCTTTAAACACCAGATATTTAACCTCAACCGGAATACTTTCACAGGCATTTACATAATTAATAATGTCATTCTCAAACTCTCGGATTTCTGCATTAATCATAAACTCTCCACCTTTTCTTTCAGATTTTCTATCTCTTCATGCTGTAACTGCACTGTGACTACCAGATCTGCAATAAGTTCTGTGTACCTCATGCCGTAATAAACTTCTCCATTCTCATTTGGAAATGCTTTCGGGCATATATTCCATCCCTTTTTCACACTTTTTAATACTTCTTGTGCAATGAATCCATGATGATAACCGGTTTCTTCAAAATTATAACGGTACGACTTTGGTTTTAAGGAATAAATGGTCTTAGCTGATTCATGTTTATCTAAATCCTTGATTGTGTTTTTTATTCTTTTATCTGAACCATCAATTATCCCCCCTCTAAATCCAGCAACACCGGTATCCCCATCCAGATTAATCATACAGTGATCCGTATCTGTTCCGCCCTTATTTAGTGAGATATGATTATATTGAACGACACATTGATGGTTTGGACTTTCAAGTGTTCCTTCTACCGCTTTAAAGCCATCTGTTCCCATCTGCACACATGTACCGCTTCTTTTAAATTCAATCAAATTTGCTGTGCTTTCTTCCGTCTGAATATGCACATACCCGCCAGTTATCTCCATAGAGCCTTTTAATTCCAAAAGTTTTGCTTTGATTTTTATGCCCTCGGCTGACTGGTTGATTTCTGAAATGACGCTGTCTTTTGATACTTTCAAGCTGATCTGCTTTGATGACTGCGTAATCGTACTGGACGCACTCGATGAAAGCTGCTTAAATTTCTTTATCAGAGTCCATTTGTATTTTCCACTGCTTATTCCACCATCTGGTTCGCAACCATAAAACTTTCCAGTATTCTGATCCAAAAAACTGTGTCCAGAATAATACGAAGATGCAGGGTATGTATCTTGTGGATTCCCTAAACCACAATGTGTAACGTCATAATCTTCGGTATCCCATACTGTTAAAGAAGCACTGACTTCTGACCGTATCTTAGTTGCGGTCACCTCTATCTTTCCGGACAAATCGCCCTCTGCTTCGCTTGCTCTCGTAACTTCCGCTGTAATCTTGTCCTCATTGATTTTAATAGCTGCTGCAAGTTCAACTTCCTGCCCCTGTGCTCTTTTTACTTCTGCTGTAATATTATTTGCGTTTTGAGTAATCCGTGATGATAGACCATCGGCTGTGTTTTTCACTTCCGTCCGGATTTCAGTCGCAGTCTGCGTTATCTGTGATATTAATTTCCTCTCTTTATCCTCGATCGTGCTCTGTGTCTTTTCAATCGTCCGCTCTAATACATTGCTTTTTCCTTTAAGCTGTAAAATACTTCGCTGTATACCATTCACTTTACTCGTCCGGCACTCTTCCCCGTCCGCTTCCAGATCATCCCTTAAAGCCTGTATACCTTTTAAAGTCCTTTTGAAGATATAGGACTCGATCAGTTCATATCTGGTCGGCAGCCGCACTGCATCCCCAACTTCCAGACACGGATTTCCTTTGCAGTCCGCCGTAAACGGGCGGTAAACAATCCCTCTGATCTTGGAAAGGATATTTTTTGCAATTCCTTTCAGTTCTTTTGAACCTTTACCATAGACAAGAAAATTATCCTCGATCACATAAGCATTGTCTCCGGTGCCTACGATCACGCCAATATCATTCTTCTGCTCCCGGATCTGTAACTTATTGATCGTTTTAACAAGAAAATCTTCATACTCAGCCGTTATATATAAATCCTTCCCGATACGGTTGCTTTTCGGATCTCTTGGGAACAAATCATCTGCCGGATAAAGATCGTTTCTCGGATAAAGTCCCTGTATCTCCTGTTCCAGATAAATATAATGAAACTTCCCGTCGCGCCCCATATGCCCCATACAGCCATTGATCTCACAAATACAGGACAACACTTCTTTGCCGCTCATAGATTCGCCTATGGTGCTCGATTCCTCTGTATCAGAACTTGTCTCGCTGGATGCCGTGACTGCAACTGTTTTTTCAATAGACATGCCGTCATTAACCAGTATAATGTCAGCCTGCTCAATCCCGAAGTGCTTAAAAAAGCTGTCCCGGAATTGCTTCATTGTGACCGGATCATAAACTGTAACAGTCGTAGTTTTTCCATCTTTATCTTTCTGCTGCTCTTTATGGGATGGAAATACAGTGTTGTACCATGCTGCCACATCTGCATTTAAAATGTCATAAAGAGCATCATATGCAACTACATCTCGGTATTTTCTGTCAGCAGTCGGCGTATCGGAATAACCTTTAAATCTTCCTATCAAAAAGGGTTGATCTGTGTGCCCGCCAATTATCATCCTGATGGTCATCCATCTCCCTTTCATTGGAAGAAAAATATTTGATACCTTAAATTTTACAGATCCGGCTTCGACAGCACCAAAAGTCAATTCAGACTGTGAACACAGGCTTTCTGTTAATTCAAACTCTTCCTCATGAAATTCAGTGTTTGTGATATGGATTTTTCCATCATCAGAAATAATCTCAAGCTGAATATCAACGCTATTCTGTTTAAATAAATCAGCATATTTAAAATCAATCATCCAATTACACCTCCATATCCGATAAATGCCAGCCGGAATGATCCATACTGGACTGTCCATTCATCTGCATAATCTATCTGATACTCCACGTCGGGCATATAGCAGTCCATCGTTACATAATTACCGATTTCCGGCATCCATGCGGTAACAAGCGATTTCTTTTCGATTGCATGGGAATATTGGGATCTGATACTGTCCATCAGCGGACGCAATGCAGCTTCGTCTATATCTCCCGGTGTTTCCCATTCCATTTTTATGGAAACGTTACTCAATGCCTCCCGGTGCAGTATCCCGTTCGCATCCCGGTAGGTATCAAGATCCTGCCCCTTGATACCGCATTTATACTTCTTTGCCTCTATATACCGGAAAGGAACTGTGTAATTGCCTACTTTTATTAAAAATCCGCTGTATGCCATTTATACGCTCCTCTCCTAAAAGTCAAATGCCGGACTTCCGGTTCTCCGGTAATAGTCGTTTGCCTCTTCCTTTACAATTTTGAAAATCTTTCCTTCGTCCGCTACGATCCGCACCGTCTGCACGCCTTTCATCTCACTTGCGATCATTTCTGCAAGCGGTTTCATGTAAGACAGGTTATTTTCGAGCGGAAGTACTGCTTCGCGTCCTGCTTCTCCGATGTTTGCGAGAGTGCTGCCGGTTGTGATACCACCATTGGCAAGACGTGGGATGGAAACATTGCTGATTGTCGGAATGCTTAACCCGAACTTATTTCCACCTATGATTGGTACCCAATCAGGAATATCCCATTGCAGTCCGTTCAAAGCACCTATCATCGTGTTTAAACCGTTTATCATTCCATTCGCCATTTTCTCTACGCCGCCAAGCATTGTATTGATAATATTTTTGACTCCGCCCCACATATTTTGAAAAATATTCTCCACCTTTTCTTTCATATTATTAAGTGTGGTAATGACGTTGTCTTTTACATCCGTAAATGATTTTTTCGTATTATCTTTGAATTTTTCAATGATATCACTCACTCTTTCCCACATACCTGTCAATCCAACTTTAAGTCCCTCGATGATATAATCGCCCATTTCTGCCATTACAGTCGATGGGGAATGGATGCCAAAAGCATTCTTGAATCCTTCGATAAATGGGTTAAAAATATTTTCTACAATCCATGTTCCAACATTTTTCAATGCATCCAGTATTCCGTTATAGAGTCCCTCGATTACATTTCCACCAGCCTCTTTAATGTAGTCATTGAAGTAATCCTTTACATTATCCCAAGCGCTTTCGAGTAAGTCCCAAATACTATCCTGTAACTCAATAGCGGCCTTTAATGCCTGGAAAAGAAGTTCTGCAACACTCTCCATTGCACTCGCCCAGTCAAATCCTTTCAATAAATCCGCTATGCTTTGCGCTATGTATGTTGGTATCCCGCTCCAATCAATCTCATCAATTACACCACTAAGAAAATCACATAATCCCGCCAGTGCGCTTGATAATGTATCTCCGATAACTCCCCAGTCAAGCGTTTCAAAAAATCCTCCAATGGCATCAATGATCCCCTGTCCCAAGGCTTTCCAGTCTGTATTTTTTATTATTTCATCCAAAAATGCGAGTAACCCTGTGACCGCAGTTCCGATCGTTTCTCCGAACTCCGTCCACTTGATATTCTGGATTGCATTTGACAATGCCTGTCCTACGCTCTGCCCCATTTTTCCCCAATCGAGTGTCGAAACAAATCCATATGCTGTATCAATAGCCGCATTCAAACCATTGCTGATCGTTGTCCCCAACAGACTCCAGTCCAAATTATCTACCAAACCGTTTATTCCAGTAGCCAGTCCGGATCCCAGTTTTGTCCAGTCAACTGTTTCTAAGAATGTATTCAAAAATATAAGTGCTGTATTAATTCCCTGCGCAAGTGTATATCCTAATAAATTCCAGTCAAATTCACTTACGAACCCATTTATCAACGTACCAATTCGTTTTCCTGTCTTTTCTGCTTCTGCCTGGATAGAATCCCACGGAATACTTTTCATTGCACTGTTGAGCTTATCTGCAATGATTTTTCCGAGTTCTGTCCAATCCTCACCGGATAGTATATCTTTTATCTTTTTAATATTGTCTGATATCGGCATATCTTCATATGACACACCTGCAGTTCCGTTTCCGCCGCCACTGCCAGAATCATTTGAACTGATAACATTCAGTTCATCAAATCCCTGTAATGCACCCTTCGCTTTCTTAGCGGCATTCGCAGTGCCATTTAAGGATTTTGCATAGTCTACCTGTTGGTTCTTCGCTTTACTCCATGTACCTTTTCCAGAAAGTGCAGAAAACAACTGATTTAAAAGGTTGACCGCTTTGGTAAGCCAGTTGCAGAGTGTTGTTAAAGCCGGTGCCAATGCACTGACAATCGGGACTGCTGCTGCACCGATCGCATTTTTTAAATTCGTTGCCGATGTTTTAAGTTCTGACATTTTCTGATTGAAGTCACCGGAATACTTTGCGTAATTCTGGATTCCCGACTTAATACTATCAATCATCGCCCGGAACGCTTTTGAAACCCACTGAAATACCAATATTGTTAGAGCAATTTTCTTTACTCGTTTACCAAATTTTTCAATCATTCCGCCTGATTTCTTGGTATGATTAAAAATACTATCGAAAACTCTTTTTGCAGCACTACCAACCGAAGATAAAGCACTTTTTGCTTTTCCGACCGTCGGAATCATGCCGGCAATCGCTGTCTTTGCCTTTTCAGCAGCTTTTTGTGTTTTGCTAAGACTCTGCTCGCCCGTGTTTCCGGCTCTGGTTTCTCTGTCCGCAGCTTCATTCATCCGCTGATTTAAAATCTCCATCTGACTATTTACATCTCTTAAACGCTCTGCTTTCTGCTGATATTCTATTGTGCTTTTTGGATCAACATAGGCGGTACCGGTATCTCTCATTGCCTGCAACTCTCCGTTGGCATACCGTATCGATTCCGATAATTGTTCTGCGTCATACTGCATATTTTTAAATGTACGACTATCTGTTTTACCGCCAACAGCTTTAAAACGTTCCATACGCTCTAATAATTTATCTAAAGCTGTATTGTCTTTATTAAGCTGATCTTGTACTTGCTGATACTCTTCTGTCGGAATCCTCATCTGTTCCATCTGCCGCATCTGATCGGTAAGACGCTGTGATTCCCGTGTCAATTTCTGAAACCTTGCTTCTAACTGCAACAGGCTGCTGGATGCATCTCCATTTTCAATTAATGTCCTTATTCTGATTTCTCCATCATATCCACCAGCCATATGCAATCCTCTCTTTCTAAGCTAATCCAAGTTCCTTTTCTGCTTTCTTCTTTGCTCTGATCTCTGCCATCATCTGATCGTATTCGTCAATCTTTGTTTTCTCATCCTCAGTATACTCTTTCTTTTCTTCCGGCTGTTCTAAGGCATACATTTCCTGTGCTTCCTTAATCGCCTGTCTCTCTTCTTTTCCCATCTTGGATGTGATTTTCTTCCTGCGGATCTCTATAACCTGTTGGAATGATGACTGTTTATAAGGCATATTCCAGAGCAGACCATTGAACATCCACCAGTGCATATCATCCAAGGAGAGATCAATCCCGTATATCTGCCGGAAGTCTGCATAAATACGCCACTGGTCAATGTCGTAATCTACCAGTCTGCGATTATCTTTTGATGATTCCGGTTTGTCATGGAACCAGCCATTTAGAAACCACTCCACACACTGACGAAGATCATCCCCGTCCGGGTGCTCCCGTTCATCGAACAGCAGATAGATCAGTGCATCACTCTTCTCATACTCATTCAGTTCTTTGTCATACTGCACAAGGAATACCTGTATGCCGATACGAAATGATGTATTAACCTTGTAACCGTTCCATTCCTCAGGCAGCGGATCAAGCATGACATTAATCATGTCCGTGCTCCTTTTCTGCCGGAGTTATAGCGTTTTCTGGTCATCTCGTAACGCTTGCCGAAGAGCTTATTCATGACTGGGATGATCTTCTCGACAAATTCCACCAGTGCCGTCTCGTCCGGAGTGAAATCTCCATACACGTTCTTTACCGTATCTTCCCCAAACAGACCGTCGATCTCTGCTGCAATCTGTTTCAGGTATTTCACCCGGATTCTGTTTGCCTGTAAAACCGACTCAACATCAACGTTGTCAGAATCTACCTCATCCTGTGCATGTTCTTTCTTCCATGCTGCCGCCTCTTTCTCACAGTTCTCGGAGATTCTTTCCAGTTTGTTGATGACCTGTCCGAATCGCTCGGCTGTGTCGGCATCTGCGACATTGATGCTCAACACGGTAACGACATCCCCGTCCTCATTTTTAATTGCAATTTTTCTGACACCACTGTCTAATACTAATTCTTCCATAAATTACCATCCTTTCAGAAATCGGGCAGGACTAAAAGAAACCCACCCGATTATGCTAATTTGTAATTAACACCGCTTATTATTTTCCAGATGTATTGGATACTTTCGGCGCCCATGTGAATGCGCCATCTGAACCAATTGTGATTGTTCCAAGTTCTACTGCTCCATTGCCGTTGATCTGAATGGAAGATGTCAGTGTGTCACCGCCAGATCCACCAGTACTTGACGGACATACCGTGACAGGTACGCGGATACAATCGCCTGTGCCTTTTGTAATGTCTGTTTTGTAATATCTGTAATAATATGTCTCACACTGCTTTCCGGTCGGGAATAACTTGAACATCGTATCGATTGCAGTCTGCATATCGTCAGACATATAATCACGCTCCGGTGTTGTGGAAAACTCATATCCCTTTACCGTATTGTTTGCATTTTTCATATTGACGTACTGGGTTGACTCAGTATTCGGTCCCCAGTCCTCTGTGATCTCTTTGTAGCCATCGCCCATCTCTACGATCTTGGCTGTGCTTCCGATGAGTGTACCAATATCAAGCAGAGAAACCATATTTGTACGATCTTCTGCGAAAAACTGTAAATTCGTATTCATAATGAATGCACTTTTCTTCATGACTTCTTATCCTCTCTTCCCTACTTTTTATAAAAATATTTAAGCTGCATATTCACAGCATACATAACCGTTTTATCATCCTGTTCACTGCCAAACACTGGGGAAGTCCTTGCGATTGACTGCAATGTCAGATGCGGGTCCTTGAATTCGATCCCGCTCTCTTCCATCCATGCAGCAAGATTGTTTAACATTTCCTGTGCTTCAATGCTTGCCTTATTGGTAGTTGGTGCACATTTATAAACCATCTGAAATGGCATCTGTGCCACATAACTGCCACTGACATACTTTTTCAGATATACCGCTCCCTGCATCGGGAATAACCCGATAGACCTGTCTGTATTGACAGAGTTCCATCTTATCGTTTTGTTGTCTGCCTTGAATAATGCAGGATAATCCGGATAAGCCATAGCAAGTGCAAGAACACCTTTTTGTGCGTTCTCTGCATCCTGTATAGTAAGTTTTTCCTTCTCTTCCATTTACACGCCCCCTACTTCAAAATGAGGAAGAATGTCCTCATATTTGTCGATGTTCGTTACCTTATAGACATCATCAAAATTGTTTCGCATCCATTCGTAAGCGTCCGTTTCCGGCAGATCAACGGCTGTCTGATCTCCCTTGATAAAGAAATCCTGTGCCGGATTGAATGTCAAAAAATACTGCTTGCATTTGTCCGGCATATTTTCCCACTCTTTCGGCGGAAGGTACGGTTTGACAATATTTTTGAAATCAACATACAATTTCACTGTATCCGCACTATCTATGCCGCTCTTAGAGATGTTCGCACCCTTGGTTTCCACCAGGTCTACGCACTCAAGCAGTGTCGGATAGTACGTTTCTTCCTCGGTTTCTGCATTGAATGAGCGGCTGAATAGTGTGACAGTCTTGTTATCAAAGAATCCCATAATTACACCCTGCATATAATAATCCGGTGCCGGACAGGTATTCGCACACCGTGTCATAACACAACCGGTTCTGTGCTACCTTATCCCCAAGCACCTTATCAATAAGCGTTTCATTACTTCCGAAGCTAATTGACCGCCCACCAGAGGACATTGACTTCACATTGCCGCCTTTTTCATCACTGGCATGACTGGTCTTGAAATCTATCTGATAGAGCAGATCTGCAAGTGCACAGGTGGCTTTCTGAATCCGTTCGTCAAATTCTGTTCTGGTATCATCGTTGATGTTCCCATAGGTCAGCTGATCCAACTTCATAGATGCTTTATCTTCCCACTTGGGGAAAAGGGATTCCTCGATAGAATCCCCATAGTATTTTTCTTTGTAGAAGTCATATGTGGTGTATCCCATCAGAAATCCCCTTTCTTTATCCTCTGGTAATGATCTGCGCAATGTTGATCGCTCTTGCCGGGAAATAATCCGGTTTATCAGAAGAGTTGTTCTGTGCAATCTCCCAGTTTGTTCCTGTCTCCAGCTGTGCATTAGTCGGAGAAATCACGCCTGTGTTCTTCCAGGAAATACCATACGGGGCAAACACTTTTCTCTGTCTGGTATACAGTGTTGTCTCTCCACCGTTCTTCGCCGGATTACGATCCATTTCAGATGCAACCTTTACACCACAGTTTGTGTACTCGATTGCTCCGTTGCCAAGAACATAGGTGGTATATTTTGTATATCCATCCCCCGCACCCGTAGAAGATTCTGCAACTTCCACAGCCGGCATCGTATCGTCAATAAGTACGATCCTGCCGTTTAAGGTAGCAAGCCCCAGATCACGTTCGATACCATCGGCATCTGTATATTTCATGTAATCCAGCAGCTTAAGATTCTCCAGATTTGTAGCGACCACAGAATGCATGATTGCAAGTGAGAAGTTTGCTTTCTTATCTCCCAGTGCTTTCTGCATTGCATTGTTAAGGGTTGTAGGTCCGAAAGTATTTTCTGTTTCTGCAGTAATATCGTAGGTGTGCGCATCTACGAACTTCTTACCCTCTCCGGTACTCATAGAGAACACACCTTTAAGAATGCTAAGAAGCGTATCCTGGTCTACATCATCCCAGAACTCTGCGACCTCTCCGGCTGCTGCGGAATAATCATCCCCCGAAATATCAGATACAAAATCTTTCTCTGTCCATCCCTGCGCCCTGCCGACAACGATACGCCCCATAGTGTAATTGCCGCGCTCTTCTGCTGTAATGTCTGTTTTGCCGTCGTAATTCACGGTCTTTCCGGATAAACGCGCCTTGATCAGAGTTGTGATAAAGTTACCGCCCTTCTGATCCGGCAATAAAGATGCATACTCGCCACGCTCTACGATCGCGCCGCAATGAAGCAGTTCATTTAAACGCAGATTCGGAGTCTCGCGCACTGCTGCATCGAATACTTCACCATTGAAATTTACCAAATCAAATAATGCCATGTGTTATTTCTCCTTCTTTCTGTTCAGATATGGCGTAATGTCCATATCCGGGTTTTTGTTTTTGAGTTTCATAAGTTCAGCCATAGAAAGTTTTGCCCCATCCGGCTGATTAATTGGATTTCCAACAATCTGGCTGCGGTTCTGCTGCGCCTGGAATGTCTTTTCGTCAATGAGAATGTCCGGCTTATAATTGCCTTTATCATCCTTGACAATGGTGTCAAACAGATCTGAAATACTTTTTCCGCGTGCTTCATCAGAGTTAAGTTTGTCGACCAGCTGCGCTTTGATCGCGTCTGCCGTGATAGCATTAACAAAATGCTTATCAGCAAAGAAATCTGTTACAAGACCATCAAGCCTTGCCCTTTCGTCTTTCTCCGCACGTTCCTTACGTTCTGTCTCCAGTGTGGTCGTCAGTTCTGCAATCTTCTGATTCAGTGCATCTGCATCCGGTGTGGAATCTCTCATAGTCTGTAATTCCTTTTCAAGAGTTTCCTGCTTTCCTACAAGTTCCTTATTTTTTTCTTCGAGTTCCTGCGTTTTGGAAAGTTTCTTGTCCAATTCCTGCTTAGAATATAATTCCTCGCCCATACTCTTTTTGATGGATTCTTTCTGCTCATCTGTCAGTGACAGACCAATCTTCTCCAATTCGCTGATTACTTTTACCATGTTCCTTACCTCTTTCTTTCCAAGTTTTTACTCCGGTCAGTCCGGCGCGAATGAGTTGCTATTTACTCCATAGCTGGCAAAATACAAAGAAAAAAGCACGCCCAAAAACAGGACGTGCCTTAACAACATCCTATATTTTTTCTAGGGTAGCGGACGGCTTCCTACGTTCCGTCCGGTGCTTATTTATTTGTTAATATTATTTTATCATGAGTGTGGAATAGATTTGTGCCATTTTTATGTAAAAAGAGAGCCTGTTTCCAAGCTCTCTAAGCACCACCATACTTTACACATTTCGCCTTTTTGCTTTGGCTGCCTTTTGCCCCTGTGCGTATCCAAAGAAAAAAAGCATTATTAATTGCTTCATATGTATTTGCGCTCGCATTACTGATATGTATAATATTTGACGCAAACATATCATAATTTTTATCAATTTTACCTCTTGTATCGCTTATCACTTTCATAGTATCTTTTATTCTTGCCATAGTGCCCCCCTACCGTGTGATAATATCCAATGCTAATTGCTCATATGCCGGAATTTTAACAAACTGCTCTCTGACTTCAATTCCTGCCTGATTGAATATTGATTTAACCACCATAGCAATTTCATGCGGGCAGGCACCCTCTGACTTCATTATACGCTCAAATAAACGACCAGCATTTGTTGCACTTTCCAGTGCCGCCGGAGATACTGGATACTGATATGTAATGGAATGTACTGGCTGTGGATTGAAATAATTTTCTTCTAAGCAATCAAACTGTTGCCACGCCTTATCTGTGTCAAGAATCTTACAGTGTCTACTTGCTCCTCTCTTTGTCCATAAGTAAATTTGATTAATGTTAGGTTTCACAGCGTAAATATCATTTACGTTGCGCTTGAACATCCGCAGTTCCTCTCCTTTGAGAATGTAGTAATGTTTTCCTTCCGTAAATCTATCTTTGTTGTTATTGAAATTTACCCTAACATTATCAGCCGATGTTTCATAAACGTCTGCCAGTTGCGCCGTTGTAATAACTCTCTCGCCATTCCACTCTACCGCAACAATCCGTTTGTCATTCACTTTTACTACTTCATTCTGCATTTTGCAATTCCTCCTTGCAAAAACTGGCGGAATCCCCTATAATGCGAATAGGAAATTCCTATATTTAATAGGTTCCATTTTGAGTAAACACGAACTTTGGTCGGTGGGTGTTTACTCTTTTTTTTGCAACTTTTTTGTTTCCATTTTGCCAACATTTTTTGCAAAAAAAATTTTTTCTTTTTCTTCTAATGTCTTAATTTTCAACATAATGCATAATTCTTCGATTTCATTGGCTTTAAACTGTGTTTGGTTATTAATTTTCTTTTGTAATCCATAAGTAGTCAAGCCGACCTTCGAAGCTATGTAATACTTTTTTAATCCAGACTCATCTATTCTCTTACATAATTTTTGTGTATCTACCATTTTTCATCCCTCCTTTCTTATTGTTGGCATTTTGTCCACATTTGTTATGTTACTCTTTTGTTTAATAATTGTCAACATTTATTTCAATAAAAGTTGAATTTTTTTCTACACAATGCTAATATATAATTACGAGGTGATTATAATGGAAATTGGTGATAGAATTCGAAAAAAACGTGAAGAACTCGGCATGTCCCAAGAAGAACTTGCAAAAAAAATAGGATATAGATCAAGATCGTCTATTAATAAAATAGAAAATGATGGACGTGGGCTTCCTCAATCAAAAATATTATTAATAGCAAAAGCTCTCGAAACCACTCCTGATTTTTTGTTAGGTTGGGATGATGATGAAACAAATTTTTACTCTGATGAAGTATTATAT